TGCCAATTCCACGATTTCCACCAAAAATAACTATAACTTTATTATCTAGGGATTTTAAAGTTACACCTTTTGGCACAACTTCAACATCTTCCACTAAATCTTGAATTACAATTTTACTATGTGGGTGTGGTTTAACTATAATTTTTCTTGTAGTTGCTTTTCTAACTTTTTCAACACTAATTTTAATAAATTCAGATACAGGAATAGAAGATGTTGGGTCGTGTTCTAAACCAGGCACAATTAAAACTGCACCATCTTTATTATTTTTCCATTGATGATTGTATATATTATCTATATACGTTATTTCTGGATTATATCTTTGTGTCAATTGAATCATATTATTCAATCTTTGGAGATTTTCTGGTTTACACCATTTAGTTTTTCCATATGTCCAGTTATTTAATCCCATACGGTAATATCTTGGACCTGTTTTTTTATACCAAGTATCTATATAATTACATTTAATTCTACTTAATGTTGCACTTTCAGTAACTAATAATGGTTTTCTATATTTTGTTGTTAGACGACTAGCTTGGAGATTAACATATTCCATCCAGGCAAATCTATTAAAATCTATAACTTTTCCATACTTATCTTTTTCAATATCAGCTGTTTTATATTTTTGTCTTTTAGGACTTGTACTGCCCCAAGTTCCATCAACCAAATAAGCGTCACAATTTATAATTCTTACAACATCTTCTTCAGATAAAAGTTTGCCACTTACTGGATATTTAAAAACTCTATGAAGTGATAAATTTTCTCTCTTACCCCAATGCTTTATTGCGTGTTCAATAGCAGATATCGCATTGGAAGTTCCTAAACTAACTATTTTTTTTAATTTTTTCATTCTCTATTTTATAAAAAGTATATTTAACTGTTAATTCTTCCCACGCCTTTATAGGTCGTGAAGTATATAAAAAATACTTATTAGTTTGTTCAACCTCTTTAAGTCCTAATACTCCTCTTATCTTTATACAATTTGGTTTATCACTATGATTAACAAACCCACCTAATGGTGTTCTTATAATTTCTCCATCAACAAGTACGTGACATAAACCTAACTTTACATCTTTCTCAATAAACTTTGTTGTAAATAATCCTTGACCTTCTATAGAAGATTTTTTAATTATTAATCCATCTGGTAGTGGTTTATACATTTGGGTATGCTTCCTTCAACATAAATGTTTGTTTAACAATAGCCGCTTGTTCTTCTTTACTCTTTACATAATATCCTTCAATATGAGTATACCCATAACGTTTTGCCCAATAAACTCTTTTATTACCTGTATGTACTGCAAGTCCAGGTATACAGTTGCCATCTTTATCTTTAGGCCATCTTTTTTCTTTTAACCAATAATGTTCTAGGTCAGTATAGATAATTGGATATATCATACCTGCACCTTCAATACTTTCTTTAAAATTTTCATATCTTCTTTTCAACCAATTAAGTTTAGCAGTTATCATCAAATCATTTACACATACTAATTCTACTTTAGGTGCAATATGTTTTAAAGGTGAATGCTGGCACGTAATATGTTTTTTTGCTCGTAAGAATCTCCTATTGTATATCATATATGTATCTCATCAAGTTCTAAATCAATGCCTTGTAATTCATCTGGTTTACCTTTTGGATATGTTGGATATAGTTTAAATACTTCTCCTGTATCATCATTTTTACATCCTGCAACTAACCAATCCCATTTAAAATCTCCATCTATAACAAACTCGTTCATCACTTCGTATCTTCTATCAGGTTTTTGTTTAAGTAATTCTTCCTTACACGCTTCCATAGTTGGATAATACCCTTGCATTTGAAACGTTTGTTGCGTTGCAACTGGATCCATACCAATAAGATATGCTAATATTAAAATTTTAAATGGACCCATAACTCGCCTTCGCTATATACCAACTATCAACAATATCAGATATAGGGTTACCTACTTTTTCTGTATTTAATAGTTTCTTTAAATCTGTTTTTGTATCTTTACAAAATTGTTCATACATCATAGCTTTATCTGCATTACCTTTACCTGTCGCATATTTTTTAATAACACTAGGAACAATAATATTATAATCCCATTTTTCTTTTCTTAATCTATATTTAAGTATACCACAATTTTCTGCTATCTGAAACAAACCTTGCCCTTTTGCTCCATAAGCATAACCTTCAATATGAAGAGCAGGTCCAATTCCACAAGTATGATTGCCTGGATGATTTTCTTTTAAGACATATAACACCCAATCAGAAATGTTAGTAAATCTTTCTATAGGGTCGTCATATGGTTCGTGTGGGTAACCTATAATATTTTCTGCCATTGCACCTTGATATTTCTTTACATTTGTTAGATAATAAAAATTAGTATTTTCAAATACAAAATCATTTGTTACACAAACTGCAGGACTTGTTAAACTATAATCAATCCCAACTAGCTTCGCTGTGTTCATCTTCATTTTCATTTACCTCTTCTTCTTGTTCATCTAATTCATCTTCTAATTCATAACTACAAAATGGACACACTGTCACTCGTTGTTCCGTTTTATCTTCATCATATAAAATAGAAAACTTTGTATTACAATTAGCACAATGCCTTTTAAATTTTTTTGTTAAATCATCCAAGTCCATAATAATATATTACTTATAATTTAAATTTTTTAAACTGATCCTTCTGTACATCTTGTTTAATCCCACCTATAACATAACTTTCAATTTCTGTTTCTTGTGGTGCATTTTGTAATGACCTACTATTTAACCAATGGTCTACCCAAGGCAATGGATTTGTCTTTTGGTCATATTGTGGGTCTAATCCAATTGCTTTCATCCTACGATTTGCCATATACTCTATATATTGGTGTAATAATTTTTCTGATAAACCTATCATAGAACCTTTTGAAAACAAATAAGTTGCCCAACGTTTCTCTTGTCCTACTCCGTGTTCATACATTTTATAAACTTCTTTTTCTGTATCTCTCATCACTTTGTTCATAGTTTTATCGTGTTCTAGTTCACGATAATTATTAAGTATTCTTTGTGTTATTAACAAATGTAAACTTTCATCCCTTGCAATTAATGAAAGTATTTTAGCAGAACCTTCTAACATTTTTAATTCACCAAAAGCAAATGAACAAGCAAAAGAAACATAAAATCTTAAACCTTCTAATATATTAACTGTCATTAACGTTAAATATAATTTCTTTTTTAACTCATACATATCAACACTATCAGGTTTTAATATCCATTTATAACCTAAATGCATTAAATCATCATACGTTTGTGTAATACTATTTGCCCTACTTTCAATCTTTTCATCTGTAATAATAGTATCAAAAACTTCACTAGGGTCGGAATATAAATTCTTAATAATATATGTATATGAGCGACTATGAATACTTTCCATAAAGTCCCAAGCGATTATACAACTTTCTAATTCAGGTATAGATACAAATGGTAAAAATGCCAAACAAGGACCTCGTCCTTGCACACTATCCATCATTGTTTGATATTTTAAATTAGATGTAAATATAAATTTACCTTGTTCAGATAAAACTTTATAATCTGCCATATCTTTTTGCAAAGATATTTCTTCAGGTCTCCAAAAATAACCTAATTGTCTTTGACAAAGTTTATCAAATATAGGATACTTCATATTATCATATCTTTGTACTTGTAAACTCTTACCAAAAAACATAGGTTGTTTTGTAAAGTCTAAATTCTTTTCTGTATTAAATACACTTCTAGTCATTTTTTTTCTTTGTAATGTTTGTGTGAATCATAATTTGGTTTAAGAAATCTACTATCGTTATCTATCGGTTCTAATTCGTCTTGTAATCTTTCTGATTCTGTTAACTCATAATGGTGTTTATCACTATCACCTGCTGTCCATTTACTTATATTATCTACACTATACTCTCTAGTAGATACTTTATAATCTGGTCTTTTTGTTTTACTAGGTGTTAATGATTTATCATAAAACAAAACTCTATTATTAGGTTGAGCAGCAAAATGTCCATTATCTAATTTTATTATATTAAAAGATTTATGTTGACTCGGAGTTTCACTATATCCTATATTGTTTTCTTTATTCGTTGAACAACAACTATCTATACTAAACATATAATTTCCTTCATATAATTTCTTACTTGGTGATAAAAACGTACATCTATTACCACTTATCACTTGTTTTTCAATAACAGTAATATCATAATCAAAACAATCCCATAACTGTAATTCTGCTAATGCTATATCTTCTTTTGTCTTTTTCCATACAAATGCTGATATTGGTAATTTATCATATAATGCACCTGTTTCATACAAATAAGTTTCAAAGTATAATGCTCTACCTTGAATACTTTTAACAGTACACCACATACCTGGCTCAAACTCACCGTGTCCTTTTTCTAAATCATACAAGTATTGTTTTTTAACTAGTACTTCCGTATGTGGTACATTTGCACATAAAAATGCCATAAAGTTCCTTTAAATTACGCAGGTTTCACATTCTTCCGTGTCTTGTTTAGTTTCTTCTACATTATCCTTCCAACCAACTGGATGGACAGGTTCGTCAAAATCTTTCTTACTATCATATGTATTTTGATAATAAGAAGTCTTCCAACCTAACTTATAAGTATTTAGCAAATCCTGTGCCATAATAGATAAAGGTACTTGTCCTTCATCATAATGTTCAGGATTATAAGACCAGTTGCCACTTATCGCCTGGTCAAAATACTTTTGCATTACTGCTACTATGTTTATATATCCTTCATTTGATTTCATATCCCATAATAATGTATAATTATTTTTTAATCTTTTATAATCAGGTACAACTTGTTTTAGAGTTCCTTTTTTACTTTTCTTTACTGAAAGATAATCTCTAGGTGGTTCTATGCCATTTGTAGCATTACAAACCACACTAGAGCTTTCAGAAGGCATTTGAGCCGAGAGTGTGCTATGTCGTAGCCCAAATTCCTTAATATCTTTTCTCAATTCTTCCCATTTATAAGATAATTTCCGAGATATAATCTCATCAACTTCTTTTTTATAGGTGTCTATTGGTAAGATACCGTCTGAATACTTTGTTTTATTAAAGTCTTTACATTGACCTTTTTCTTTTGCTAATTGATTACTTGATTTTAATAGATAATATTGGAATGCTTCTGTTAACTTATCAACTTCTTTCCAAGCAGTTTTCATTTCATAACTATATCCTAATGTTGCTAGATAATGAGCAAGACCAATATACCCAACTCCTAAACTTCGTCTATTTCTTGTAGAAATTTCTGCTGCCTTAACTGGATATTTTTGATGGTCTATAACTTCATCTAACGACCTTACTATTAAATCACATAATGGTTCTAATTCATCTAAATCTTTTATAAGTCCTACATTAACTGCTGATAAAATACATAATGCAATTTCACCTTTTCCATCTATATGACTTATAGGTTCTGTTGGTAATGTTATTTCTTGGCACAAATTAGACATTGTTATTCTATCTTTAAAAGAAGAGTGAGTGTTACAATGGTCAATATTCATAATGTAAATACGACCTGTTTCTGCTCTTTCTTTCAATATTGACATAAACAAACTTTGTGCTTTAACTTTTTGTTTCCATATTGATAATTTTCTTTCTGCTGTTTCATACAACTCATCAAATTCTGGCGTACCCCAACTATCAACTAATTCTGGTACTTCGTGTGGTGAAAATAATGTTATATCTCCATCATTAATAAATCTTTCATAAAATAATTTAGATAACTGTATAGAATAATCTAATTTTCTTACTCTATTATCTTCACTACCTTTATTATTTTTAAGTACAAGTATATCTTCTATTTCTTTATGCCAAATTGGAAAGTGAACAGTTGCTGAACCACCACGTACACCATTTTGTGTACAACATTTAACAGTTGCTTCAAACTTTTTAAGAAAAGGAATAACACCTGTGTGTTGTACTTCCCCACCTCTTATTTTAGAATTAATTCCTCTAATACGTCCTGCATTAATACCAATACCTGCCCTTTGAGCAACATATTTACCAATTGCCATATCACTAGAGAAAATTGAAGATAATGTATCTGCAACATCAACTAGTACACAACTAGCATACTGTTTAATAGGAGTTCTTACACCTGCCATAACTGGTGTTGGAATATTAATTTTAAATTTTGAAATTGCGTCATAATATCTTTTCACATAACTCATCCTTTTATTCTTTGGGTAATGTGCAAAGATAGTAGCAGCAATCATCATATACATAAATTGTGGAGTTTCAAAAATATCACCTGTGCTTCTATCTTGTACAAGATACTTGTCAATGACTTGTCTTAACCCTGCATATGTAAAAGTATAATCTCTTTCGTGAGTTAACCAATTTTCCATTCTATCAAAATCATTTTTGTTATACCATTTTAAAATATCAGGATCATATACTCCTTTTTTTACACTATCATTAACGTGAGTGTAAATGTGTGGGTGATCCCATAATTTGTGAAATAATTGTTTTCTTAAACTATAGAGTAATAGTCTAGCGGCAACATATTGATAATTTGGATTGTCTAGTGAAATTAAATCATTTGCCGACTTGATTAAAATTTGTTGAATTTCATTTGTGGTAATTCCATCATAAAATTGTAGACCACTATTCATTTCAACCTGTGATGAAGACACGCCTGTAATGTCTTCGGTTGCATACTCTACCATTTCGTGAATCTTCTCAATGTTAAGAGCTTCCTTACCCCTACCATTTCGTTTCACGACACTTATGTTTTCATTTACCATTTAACCCCTAAACTTTTTTATAATGACTTAATTTTTCTAATGCTTCTAATTTTCTAAAAGTATTTTTATCTATAATATTTTTTATTTCAGCCACACTTATTCCAGACACAATCATTTCATTTACATCTTTCAGTTGAATATGATTTGGCCAAATAACTACATTGTAATCATTTTCAATTACAGCGTACATACGTTTTATTATTTCTTTATTACGAGGTTCGTTGTCAAATATATATGTAACTTGGTCATTAGGCATTCTCAATGTTAAGTCTGCTCCGCCTGCGGCCAAACAATTATCTAAAAACAAACTGTCAAGTGGACCTTCTACAATGTAAATGTGTTTTTGGAAATTTACACGTTCAAGTCCATAAACTTTTTGTTTTGTTTCATCAAGTTTAATAGTAATATATTTGGGTTGTTCTTTTCCAAATGCTCTGCCTTGGAAAGCAAACAACTCACCAGTTACATCAAAGAAAGGAATAATTAATCTAGGGTGTTCATACTTCTCTTTAAATATACCTGGTTTCACCTTATTAGCAAAATTGTGAAATTTGTTAACAAGATATAATTTCTCATAATATTCGGTAGGTATCAATCTCTTTTTAATATAATCCTTTACAGGATGGTCGTCTTTCAAATTACTTATTTTAGTACAGTTATCAAGTAAATTTGTTTCTTTAAATTTTGTTGGTTTAAAGTCAAATTTAGGCTGGGGCGTGGAAGGTGCCGATCCTTTATAACGTTCTAATAAGTATTCTCCATATTTCTTGGGATCCAAGAATTTTATAAAATTTGATAAATTTTGTCCTTGCCCACAATTGTGGCATTTGAAGAACATATCATTTTTTACTCTATAGAGATATGCTCTTGCTTTTGTTTTACTCTTCTGTGAATCTCCACAATGTGGACATCTAAAGTTAAAAAGATAATCATTCTTCTTTTTAAACTGATCCAATCTTGACGAGATTTCATTAATATACTTTAAATCTATATAACTTGACATAACACTATCTCATAATATACTATAAATCACTTAAAAAGTCAAGAGTGATTGGAAAAGTTGGAGTATAAAAAATAGCCTCCGTATTTTTCCCCACTAAACGAGGATAAAAAAACTCTACTTTAGCAGTTGCACTATTTCCGCAAAATTCATAGATAGTATCCATCCAGCTGCTAGTATAGCACCAAATATAATCCAACGATATTTTTCTAGCACACCTACTCTTTGACCTATATCTATTCTGATATTCTTAATCTCTATTAACAGTCTTTTTTCAATTGATTGTATCTCTCTGGTCAATTCTAAGCGAACATCATCTATTTTATCTGCTCGTTCTTTAAGTTTATCAAATATAACTTCATC